TATGGAAAAGTCTAAACGCCGTGCTACACAAGAGGAAATCCTAACGATGTATGAAACCGTGGATAAATGGTTTGAGAAAGAGGATATTGGAATTATAGGACTTTCTGATTCTGGAACACCTCCAGCAAACAATGAATATGAGGACACAAAAGACGTATATTCCTATATATTCTACGATGGAAGAATGATCTCGAAAGTAATTGATGAGATGGATATTACCTCATTACGAATAGCAGAAGATGTCCTTTTTCTTTACGAAGCCCTATCTCGTGGAATCAACACCAGAAAATCTACAGAATGGATGTACGATAACAGGAGTATGGTTGAAAAGGACCTTCAATCTACTCGGATAGTGTGGACTGATATGTATGATAAGAAAGAGGAGAAACCCAAGAATTTTTATCAGAGTGAAGAACATTATAAAGCAATGAGATATATACAAGAGAAATATCCACACGGCGTAAAGATATTTGAGAAAGATGGAAAAATGAAAAATGTTAAATATTGGAAGAAAGTTTATAAACCATCAGGAAGTTCTTTAGAATCGTTCTTTTAAAGGAAAGCAAATGACAGGCGCCCCAAAAAACTATCCTCAATATCCTTTGTATATTATATCCAAAGGACGTGCAGAGAGTATGATAACTTCAAAGAGTTTATCTCGGATGAAGATTTATCACTATATTGCTATTGAACCTCAAGACGAAGAACCATACGAAAAAGCTCTTGATAAATTTAAGCTCCGTCCGTATGCTAAACTTCTGCTACTCCCTTTTGCTAATCACGGAGACGGACCTGGGCGAGCAAGAAACTGGTGTTGGGATCATTCAAAAGATGTCCTAGATGAAGAGTGGCATTGGGTAATGGATGATAACATTGCAGATTTTTATCGACTTCAAGAGAACTTTAGATACCGAGTAGAGAATGGAGCCCTCTTCAGGTCGTGCGAAGATTTTTGCAATAGATACGAAAACGTCCAAATGTCTGGTCTACAGTATCGATTCTTCGTGGCTCCTAATCAGAAGTATCCTCCGTTTGTAAAGAACACACGAATATACTCTTGTAATCTTATTAAGAATTCTGGAGTCCATAGATGGAGAGGACGATATAATGAAGATACAGATTTATCGTTACGCATCTTGAAAGATGGAGATTGTACGATTCAGTTTAATCATTTCCTTCAAGGGAAATGTGCGAATCAAACTGTAAAGGGTGGTAACACGGAAGAATTCTACCACGTTCAAGCTACGGATAATGAAGAGTTTCAAGAGACTGGATGGAACGCTGAAGGCACTATTAAGAAGAGCCAGATGCTGGTGGATATGCATCCTGATGTATGCAGAATCGTATGGAAATATAGAAGATGGCATCATTTTTGTGACTACACTCCATTCAAGAAAAACGAGTTGAAGTATAAGAAGGGACAGCCGGCCATCACGGCAGGTGACAATAATTATGGACTCGTTTTAACGAATACGGATAAGAAAGGAAATAGAGTATGATTAGGAAAAATGATTGGGTTGCTTATATGGATGGATTAGATAAAGATACTTGTGATAAAATAATAAGATTGGCGGAAGAAAAATTGGAACCTGCCGGCGAAGAAACCTACAATAAACATATAGAAAATAGTAAAGATGAAAAGATAACTGATATTGTATGGACAGATGAACGTTGGATATATGATGTTGTGTGGGATTATATGAGACAAGCAAATGAAGAGGCTGGATGGAAATATGAGATTAACTCCGCTGAAAATATGCAAATCGCTCGATATAAAAAAGGGATGTTTTATGATTGGCATCCAGATGGTAAAGGAGATCATTTTTCTGTTTATAAGAGTATAGCTAATCCATTGGTGCACGACCGCGTTAGAAAATTGTCAATGACTATTCTTCTGAATGATGATTTTGAAGGAGGGGAGTTTCAATTCGCCTCATATTGTCATAAAGGCCCTGAAATGGAAAACAAATGGAAAGATCGTGATGCTCCTCACAACAGGACTGATATCATAAAAAATAATACAGGAACAGTCATTGTGTTTCCTGCTGATAACTGGCACAGAGTTAAACCAGTAACAAAAGGAATTAGATATTCATTAGCAATTTGGTTTTTAGGGCCGCCGTATGTATAGTAAGAATAGATGGTATTATTTTACGGAAGCAATAGATAAATCAACTTGTGATAAAATAAGAAACGTGGCTGATGATAAATGGAAGACGGCAGAAATAAAAGGAACGGATCAAAATATTAGAAAAAGTAATGTTGTATGGACAGATGATCAATGGTTATATGATATTGTCTGGCCGTATATGCGAAAAGCTAACATTGATGCTGGATGGAAATACGAAATTGAGATTGCTGAAGATATGCAAATAACTCGATATAAAGAAGGAGATTTTTATAGCTGGCATAAAGATGGTAAAGGAGATCATTTTTCTGTATATACAGGAAAAAATACAATTACACAGAATCGAGTTAGAAAATTATCGATGTCCATTCTTTTGAATGATGATTTTGAAGGAGGGGAGTTTCAGTTTACTCATTATAGCAAAGAAAAATGTGATATTCACACATCAGTATTGAATAAAACAGGATCTGTTATTGTATTTCCTTCTGATACTGAACATAGAGTTACCCCAGTAACAAAAGGAATTAGATATTCGTTAGTTGCTTGGTTTTTAGGACCACCGTATGTATAGTAAAAATATGAAACATTATTATAAAGATATACAAGGCTGGTTTAGTAAACCGCAAGCAAAATTATATGATGAAGAGATTGCAAGAGCTTTTTCCCAAGCAGAATTTGTAGAAGTCGGTGCCTGGAAAGGTAAAAGCACGGCATATATGGCAGTTGAGATTATCAACTCTGGAAAATTTATAAAGCTCAATGTAGTAGATACTTGGGAGGGCAGTAACGAAGCGGCCCACAAGAGAGATCAAGCAATTATTAATGGAATTCTATATGAAGAATTTTGTGCTAATATGGAACCAGTGGAATCTTTAATCAACACATACAGAATGACAAGCATTGAGGCAAGCAAAGAGTTTAATGATGGTCAATTGGATTTTGTTTTTATTGATGCTTCCCACAAATATAAAGATGTCAAACAAGATATTATTCATTGGTTACCAAAAGTGAAAGTTGGCGGAACACTCGGAGGAGATGATATTAAAGCATTTAAAGGTGTTAAACGTGCAGTAGATGAACTGTTCGGAGAAGGAAATTATCAACAAAGAAGTAATGAATGGACGGTAAAAAATGATGAGAGAACAAAAAGGAATTTTAATTCCAGAACAAGATAAGTCTAAGTTTTGGGGTAAGAATTATGAGATAAGGGAATATAATAAAATTAAACCGAAAGGTTATAGAGCCATTGATATAGGTGCTCACGTCGGCATTTGGACTCGCCGTCTTGCAGTTGATTTTGGTGAGGTTATAGCCTTTGAACCGTTGCCAAAACATATCGAATGTCATAAGAAAAATTGTGAGGGATTATATAATGTTGAGTTAAATGAAATAGCATTGTCCAATGTTAATGAACAAAAGGTGATGACAACAAAGGACAATAATTCGGGTATGTCTACGCTGATGACTCCTAAGTGGATCCTACCGAAAACCATAGTGCCAATAGAAACAAGAACATTAGATAGTTACAATTTTCCTAAAATGGATTTCATTAAGATAGATGTAGAAGGATGGGAAGAACAAGTTCTAAAAGGAGGTATGGATACTATTCTAAAATACAGACCTCGAATGTATATTGAAATATGGTCGAAACAATATGAGAAAATTTCAAATATGTTATGGGCAATGCAATATACTCTCCAGGAAATAGGAAAAGATAATTATATTTGTGATCCAGGTGACAGAGGCTTTTATGATTCGCCTAAATTATAAATAGTTATTTTGAGTGATGGTAAATAATCTAAAAGCAGAAAGCGAATTGAAATGGTCGACCAAAGGGAGAATTTAGTACGAAAGAGGGATGGGGCACTAGAGCCCCTAGATTATGATAAAATACACAAAATGCTGGAATGGTGTTCTAATGTCCCTCCAT